GAGTCAGAAAACTCGACTACAGCATCCAGTTAAGTAAGTTATTCTATGAACGTTTTATCCAAAATAAGGAAATCACGCTATTTTCCCCTCATGATTGTCCTGGGTTGTATGAGAGTTTTGGGACCGATAAGTTTGATGACTTATATTGCCGTTACGAATCAGATGAATCCATCCCAAAGTCAACCATTGGAGCACAAGAGCTCATCCTTGACTTATTAAAAGAGAGAGCAGAGACTGGAAGAATCTATATTATGAATATAGATCATTGCAATGAACATTCCTCGTTTAAGGATAAAGTAGAGATGAGTAATCTCTGTCAGGAAATTACTTTACCAACTTATCCTATTAGTCATATTGATGATCATACTGGTGAGATAGCACTTTGTATTCTTAGTGCTGTTAATGTAGGTAAGATTAGGTCTGATGCAGAATTGGAAGAACTATGTGATTTATCTGTTAGAGGATTGGAAGAGTTAATAGATTATCAAGATTACCCTGTACAAGCAGCAGAGATTGCTACAAAGGCACGTAGATCGCTTGGAGTAGGTTTTATTGGACTCGCACATTATCTTGCTAAGTTAGGGTTTAATTATGACTCTCAAGAGGCATGGGATGCGGTACATGGACTTGCTGAATCATTCCAATACTATCTTCTAAAAGCATCTAATGAAGTTGCTAAGGAGAAAGGATGGTGTGAAAACTTTGGACGTACAAAGTATAGTGATGGAATCCTACCAATTGATACATACAAGAGTGATGTAGATGACATTAGTAAGCAGGAATTGCAACATGATTGGGAATCTCTTAGAGCATCTATCTTGGAACACGGTTTACGGCACTCAACACTGTCGGCACAAATGCCTTCGGAGAGCAGTTCCGTTGTGTCAAACGCTACCAATGGAATCGAACCTCCTAGAGGATACTTGTCCATTAAGAAATCAAAGAAAGGACCTCTTAAGCAGATTGTTCCCTCCTATGGTCATTTAAAAAATAACTATACTTTGTTATGGGATATGGAAGGTAATAGAGGTTATATTAATGTTGTTGCAGTCATGCAAAAGTTCTTTGATCAAGCAATTTCTGGTAACTGGTCATATAATCCAGAGCAATATGAGAATAATGAAGTGCCTGTTAGTGTAATGGCACAAGATCTTCTTACCACCTATAAGTTAGGATGGAAGACATCTTATTACCAGAACACGCATGATATGAAGACTGATGAAGTAGAACCAACACATCCTATGGGGTGGCATGATAATGTCCCAGAAGGTAAATCAAAGCTTGACAATTTACTTGATGAGATAGAAAATAGTAATGAAGAGGAGTGTGAATCCTGTGCCATCTAAACTTAAAGGAATGACTGTCTTCAATACTGAAGACGTAAACACCAAGAAGCAACCAATGTTTTTTGGTGCTCCTTTGGGAGTACAAAGATATGATAACTTTAAATATCCTGCTTTTGAGAACCTTACCAAACAACAGTTAGGTTATTTTTGGAGACCAGAAGAAGTATCTTTACAGAAAGATCGTGGAGATTATCAAGAATTACGACCAGAACAAAAACATATCTATACCAGTAACCTTAAGTACCAGATAATGCTGGACTCAGTACAAGGTCGTGCTCCTGGTATGGCTTTCTTACCATACTGTTCATTACCTGAACTTGAATCATGTATGGAAGTTTGGTCTTTCATGGAGATGATCCATAGTAGATCTTATACCTATATTATTAAGAATGTTTACTCAGACCCTTCTGAGGTATTTGATACTATAATTAAGGATGAACGTATATTAGAACGAGCTAAGAGTGTTACTCAGTCTTATGATGAATTTATAAATTATGCACAGGAGTATGGACAGAGTAATAATTGGAAACCTGAATGGAAGGATCATATTAATGCAGAATGGACACGTAAGGATTTAAAAAGACACTTATACAGGGCAGTTGCTAATGTTAATATCTTGGAAGGTATTCGATTTTATGTATCTTTTGCTTGTAGTTTTGCTTTTGGTGAACTCAAACTTATGGAAGGGTCAGCAAAAATCATTGGACTCATTGCTAGAGATGAGAACCAGCACCTTGCACTTACTCAAAACATCTTAAACAACTGGCGTAAGGGTGATGATCCAGAGATGATTGATATAGTTAAAGAAGAAGAAGAGTGGACATATAAGATGTTTGATATGTGTGTGAATGAAGAAAAGAAATGGGCAGAGTATTTGTTTAAACATGGAACTATGATAGGATTGAATGATAAATTACTTCAAAACTATGTTGAATGGATTGCTAACAAGAGATTGAGAGCAATTGGTTTGAAACCAGTTTATGATATACCACTTAAAAACAATCCTCTTCCTTGGACAGAGCATTGGATTTCTTCTAAAGGACTACAAGTAGCACCACAAGAAACAGAAGTCGAATCTTACATTGTTGGGGGAATAAAACAAGATGTTAAAAAGGACACATTTAGTGGTTTCAAATTATAATTATTAGTTAAATAACTACGAAACACCAGTTCAATGGGCTTCGATCATATAAGATCTTGGTACGAACTAGAAGAAATCAACGAACAACAAGAACGCATGATTACTGTCTACGAGAACGAGATCAAACAACTAGAACAAGAAAATAGAGAACTTAAACAAGAATTGGTGATTCTTAAGCAACGACTTGAGGAGACGTTTGACGATGAGACCAGAACCACCTTACCCTGAGTACCCTGAGTATATGAATGGACGTTTAAAAAAAATTGATATGGAATCTAGACTTCTCAAAATTAAGAAGGGAATTGATGATAAGTATTGGTATCCTAATTGGACACCTAAAGAAAGATGGGCAGCCCAACAAGCACTAAATAATGCATTGGAAGTCCTTGATGAGTATGACTATTAAGTATGAGAATCCGTGGAGATATAATAAAAGAGTATTTGAGTCAACTGATATAGGAGAATATTTTGGTTTTGTTTATCGTATTGTAAACAAGGAGAATGGAAGAGAATATATAGGACGTAAATATTTTTGGAAGTTTAGAACTCCCAAAGGTAAAAAGCGTAAAGTGAAATCTGAATCTGATTGGAAGAAGTATTATGGGTCTTGTCCAGAACTTAAAGAAGAAGTGGAACGATTGGGTAGACAGAACTTTAGCAGAACTATCCTCAGCTTACATAAAACAGCTGGCAAAACAAACTTCGAGGAAACGAGGCAACTCTTTGTCAACGGAGTGCTTACAGAACAACTTGACGACGGGACACCAAAGTATTACAATAGTAACATCCTCTCCCGATATTTCCGAAAAGATTATTATGGAACCGACAACGACTGAAGATATTGTTCTTTATGCTAAAAATTGGGCTGAAGAAAGGTTGGAGCAAGCAGAATCTATTGGTGCTAAGGATGCTATCTATAAAGAGTTTGAAGAATGGATTGAAGTAGATGAAGATGCTACTGATTTAGAAATTATGTCTTTGGAACCCTTGGAGGAATATTATAATGAGGAAGATTGAGTTTAAACCTTGGGGTTTTTATATGACTCTGGAAGAGAATAAAGACTATAAGGTTAAAAGAATTTATGTTAAACCTAATCATCAATTTTCGTTACAGTATCATAACGAACGTGAAGAACATTGGACTATTCTAGAAGGTCTGGGATATATAACTCAGGGGAAGAATGAAACTGTTATAAGACCTGGAGAATATGCATACATTCCTATAGAACAAATACATCGCTTAAGAGCTGGTGAAGATGGTGTTACTTTTATTGAAGTTCAAAGAGGTGTGTGTAGGGAAGATGACATTGTAAGGATTGAGGATGATTACGGACGTATTTAAAAAGACCAATGATTAAAGTAAGATGTAGAGAGTGTAACAAGGAAGTAATTGAGGGTAAATCATGTGGATGCCCTAACATGGTTATGGTTAAAGGTGATGTAGTAACGGCCCTTGACCTAACTAGAACTATAATGGTATCATCAAATAACGATAATACCAAAGAAGGTTTGACTTCTCAAGATCTGCAATGGCAAGAACAGAGACGCAAACGAAAAATACGCAAATTGGATTTCGAGATCCGATGACTCCAGACAGACATGACATACCCATCATTGGGGATTTCTATACCAAAGCAGAAGTAGATGCTATGGTTGCTGCTGCCCTTGATGAAGCAAGAGCAATTGATGAAGCATCAATGGCAGAGCATAATTTCAAGGCAACCATTATTAGTATGGTTCTTGGATTTATTTGTCTTGCTTTGTTTCTTGATGGTACATTAAGGTTACTTGGTATCATTCCACCTTTTCTTGATATAGATATAAGTATAGTAGATAAGATCGCAGAGAAAGTAGAGACAGAAGTTATGCCTTTAATTAATCAAGCAAAAGGTTACATACCAAGGATATGATTGATGTATCGTGGAGTTCATTTAGAATTTTGATGATTATGATACTTGGATCAATATGGTTTTTTTTAATAATACAACAGATCGAAGAGAATCAAAATGAATCCAATAACTGATATTATATTTACTGTAGTCTGGTTAGGACTACTATTTTTTGCTATTCGTTCTATGTCTAGAGCACTTGGTTCTCAGTACATAGATCCTGGTGATAATGAAAGACCTCGTGGGATGTGGACTACTAGATTAAAGAAAGCAGTTCATCCTGAAATGAGAGATGTTGAACCAGGTACAGAATTAATGGGAGTTAATTTTGAGGAAAAACCAACAAGTTGTGATTTGGAAGAGTACCAAGCTTTACAAGCAAGGATTGAAGAGTTAAGATTAGAACTTGATCCTTATGAAGATGAGGATGATGACGATGATGATGGTGATGTCCCCGCTATTGTACGAACATGAAACCAACTGAAAACTACGAACAACTCTTGGAAAGATTTACCAAGAGAATTACTCAAATAAAAGCAAAGTTCCCCGTACCAAATAC